CCAATCCTTTTCCTGTGGTTTCACATTACCTTCTGCGTCATACTTTCTACCGTCTGCGTGATTTGCGTATCTACGTGCTCGTGTAAACCCCATCTCAAGGAACTTGCGACACATATCCATACCCACAAAGTCACCCTCTGAACGATACTCACAGTATAAGTCGTATATACGCTGAGAGGACACCCGCGCTTCGGGTATCGTCTTAAATCTCCAGTGTCTACATATGTCATCCGTGTAGGGTCTTATCAGTAATACACCCTGTTCCCCTCTCCCGATACGATAACGAGAATCATTCGGAACAAACAGAGTGTTCTTATAGTCTATAGTATAGTCAAACTCTTTCATCGAAACAGTAAGTAGATAACTCCTCCCAGTATAATAAAGTCAGCACAGATACTCCATGCAATGTATGCACGGAATAACCATTTAGTAATCGTCTTTGAATACTTGGGAAATATCATGAAGACACCTTATTGCATTTATAGATTAGATATTCTTTACCAGTTTTGACGGGGGGTATAGTCAAAATATATATACAAAGAGAGAGGGTCAACACGTAACCCCCACACGTTATCTAACGAACTTTCACTGTGGGCCATCCATCCTTAATGACCCTCTCTCTATCTCTTCAGAGCGTTATCCAAACAACTCCTCGTACTCCTTTGCGACACCATTGCCAATAATTCGTATAACCTCTCTCTTGATCGATTTGAGTTCACCGAATGTACATGCATCACCAATGGCACGTGCTTCGTCCATACCCTTATTCAATTCATTCACTATAACGTCTAAGTTCATCTAAGTTATCTCCTTAACCACTCTACATACTCAATATACCAGACTGTCAAGGGATTGTCAAGTACTTTCTGCACAAAAAAACAAAAAAACCCCAGAAAATATCTGAGGTGCTCTGTGTTGAGTCGATAGTCTGCAAAGTAAGTCCCACACAACTCTATGTTTTTTTATACCTTTTTATTGTTTCTCCGCATTTGACACATATTTCACAAGAGCGCAACATTCTCCTCCTTCTGATATATCAAAGTCATAATCTCTCTTCATACCCTCTCTTAACATTCTCTTTACTACCTCTTCACCCTTATCATGGGGTCTATAATCATGACATACAAACCAAAATGTATCAAGTGTCCTCTCAAATATGTTCTCTACATCCTCCTGTTTCAACCAACCATCCACAAATACGAAATCAAATCCATCTATACCCCTTCTCCAGAAATCTATACTGGTAGTCTCTGGGTATCGAATTATTCGCTCATATCCCTCATGGTATACAAATCTATCTTTGTTTTGGTCTACAGTATGTACTTCACACGTACTACCATAAGCAAGTGCGTATGCAGACTTACCTACAAGGGTTCCTATCTCTAATATCTTTTTTGGATTCTTTTGTGTGCATAGGTCACGAAGAAAGTAGCAGTCCTCATTACTGGTGCTATTGAGTGTGTCTGGCCACTCATCAATGATGTTCATAACTTTTCCGCATCTGTCACTAATGTCATCTCTATCAGTGTTCTACCGCAAGCAACGCATCTATCGTCCTCTCCTAGTATGCATATGTCTATACAGGGGGTTATACTCTCCTCTATCTTCTCTTCATCATCCATTTATGTAAAGAAGTCCTCTAGTGTACCCTGTGTGCCATATGAACTGTCAATCAACCACTGTGCCTTGTCTGTGATGAATTTGAGTGGTTCTACGAAACTCTTCTCGAATTGTGTGTCATAGTCAATATACTTGTATATGTCAAGTTCTACTGGTAATGTGGTGATGAATGAGAAGGCAGACGACTGATATGTGTTAGGTTCTTTCATATGCACGAATCGTATCTTGTCACCCTCTTGTATATACGGATATCGATGCGATAGCGAGTTCTTCTCTACCAGATGATTATACAGTATCGCACCCTTGACATGTATCGGAGCGCCAGATGCAAAGAGTTTGTGTGTTCCACGAAACTTCTTTACACCGTTACAGGAGCGAGGATATGCAATCTCTTCTGGTGATAGGTCCATAAACTCGGCGCGAAAGTCCTGTATGAAAGTGTTGAGTTCTCTCTCTGTTCCTCCCATGATGATATTCATCGCTTGTTTAATCTTCTCTCGACAGGGTGCGGGAGTAGACGATTTGACTGCTTCGATGCCCATCATCTTGAGTTTGGGTTCCTTATACCGCACTCCTTCAGAGTCATGCACATTCAGAATATACCGCTTCTTTGCTGTCCAGATACCCTTGTCTGCGATCACCTCGCGTTTCATGTACATTCTCTGGTCATATGCGTTCATATGTGATGCGAGTGCGTCATAGGACTTATCAATGAACGGTTCTAACTTCTCTTTTGCAAGTTTGTCCAGTGCAGAGACAATCTTACGTGAGTCTTTCTCATCCCCAAACACTTTACTTACAAGCGTGTCAAACGTGATATAAACTGAGTCTGTGTCTGAAGCGATAACGTAGTCTACGTCCTTTGTGTCCAGTATCTTGTTGAGATGTATGTTGAGTGCCTTCTCTATCCATCGTATGGACAACTGACCAGCGGTAGTGATAGCGGTTGCAATCATCAGGTCATAGTATCGAAACCAGTTGTTACCAATCGCACCATAAGCGGAGTTCAGTGATATCTTCTTTGCCATCTGTATGTTGTTATACTTGGATATATCCTTGAGTAGTGCAGGGTTCTTTGTGTCCTCGTATTCCTGTTCTGCTTGCAACATGAGTTTCTTGTATTTCACACGGTCATTGTATATCTGTTCCATGAGTTCTGGCAGAAACCCCTTGAAATTCTTACGAAAGTATGCACCATTGGGAGTCATGCAATAAGCAGTGGTATTTTTTACCTTTCCCTCTAAAATCTTGTCTACGAGTTTGTCTCCCTGCATATGGCAATCAGTTATAAGTGTCTCAGGCGATATATTATACTGCATGATAAGATGCGGATAAAGAGAGTTGAGGTCAAATGACATGACCCAGTTATGCATACCCACGAGCGGGTCTTTCACATACGCACCCTCGTACTTGTCAGTTTTCTCGTGTTCCTTCTTGGGTGGAATGACGATGTTCTTCTTACGTAGGTGATTGTAGATAAGAATGTCCCAGTATCGCACCTGTCCTAGAACGTCAGTTAGATTCACCTTTGCCTCATACGCCATCGTGACGATGAGTTCAATCAGTTTCATCTTGTCTTCTAACTTGTCAACAAGTTCCACGTCTGTTATGTTGTATTCGATAAAGGATTGATAGTCCTTTGTGTACCACTCGCGGAAAGTGTCGTATGGGTTACCGTCCTTACGTTCACCTAGTTCTACATACGCGATATAGTCCAGTGTGTACCGCTCCTGATTGGTGTACGTGAACTTACGATACAGGTCGTAATAGTCCAGTGCAGAGATACCGTCGATGGTGTAAATCTGGTGTGTGCGTCCCATCTGATACACTTGACGGTCAAACACGTTACGCCACGGCGACAGTCGCTTCACCTCATCCTCATTGAACACACGTTTGATGCGATTTATCAAATATGGGAGATCGAAAAATTCTGTGTTCCATCCCGTGATAATATCGGGGGTGTTTTCCTCCCAGAACCCAAGGAACTTCTGTAGAAGGTGGTCCTCATCCTTACACTGAATATATGACACGTCATCGCGACTGTTCTCAAACTCATGCAGTCCAAACACCACGATACGTTTAGACTGATGGTTTTTGACCGTAATGGACAACAGAGGTTCTAACGCATCCTCTGGTTTTGGAAACCCGTTCTCGCACTCCACCTCAATGTCAATGGTGACAATGAGCATCTGGTCCAAGTCCCACTCAACACGGTTTGGATACTCATCAGATATCCAACAATAGGGATACTGTGTGTTACCGAAGACAACATCTTGGTTCTCTCTGTCCGATATCCAATCTTTCGCCTCTCGAATGGAGTCGAAATGATGTGGTAATACCGCACGTCCATCGAGCGTGGTGTATCCCGTCTTCTCTCCTGTCGTAACAAGGTCAAATAGTGTGGGTTCATACCGAACACGTTTAGTCAGACGTTTACCGTCCTCGACATAACGCACAAGTAGCGAGTTGCCGTACTGAAGTACATTTGTGTAAAAAGACATAGGTTGACTATATATCATTCCTGTAATAAAGTCAAGGAACTTACTTGACATTGAACGACTAAGGTGGTATAAATAATATTATGCATAAATTCCTTGAAATCCTCAACGAAGATAAAGGCGGTAAGAACCTTCATCTGGAACACCTAGAAGATGAAATTTTGAACTATGGTGTAGATGGTGGTCGCGCAGCGATTAATTTTCTACGATCTCTTCGTGACATGTTAGCGGGCAGTTCACGCTCCTCTGTCAACATGACAGTTAAATGGGATGGTGCCCCAGCAATATTTGCAGGGATAGACCCAGAGGATGGTAAATTCTTTGTCGCGAAGAAATCCGTGTTCAACGTCGATCCGAAGTTGTACAAGAGCAACGAAGAGATTGACGCTGACCTATCAGGGACACTAAATGACAAATTTAAAGTTGCACTACAAGAACTTAGTAAGTTGGGTATCAAGGGAGTACTCCAAGGTGACCTCATGTTTACCGATGATGTCGAGACTTCAAAAATCGATGGTAAGTCATATTATACTTTTCAACCTAATACTATTGTTTATGCTGTACCTGTGGATAGCGACTTAGGTAAAACCATAAATCGTGCGAAGATAGGTGTTGTGTGGCACACCACGTATACGGGCGATACCCTACAGGATATGAGGGCATCGTTTGGTGTAGATATTAGTGGACTCACGGAAACCTCATCAGTGTGGATGGATGATGCAACATACAAAGACACATCTGGTAGCAGCACCTTTACCGATGAAGAAACTAAGTCGGTAACAAAATACCTCAGCGATACAGGTAAAACATTTCGTCGCATCAATTCAAACAGACTAAAAGCGTTCTTACGTTTACAAGAGAGTATGACAGGTAACCTTGCTGGTGCGTCACTCAAGACCTATAACAATAGTATGGTTCGCAAAGGTCAGAAGATTACCAACCCCGTCACTCACGCGAGAGGGTATGAGAGATGGGTTCACATGCACTTTGACAAACAGATAGAAAAAGTCAAGAGTGACGCTGGTAAAAAGAAATACCAGAACATGCAAAAAGAGTATGTGCGTGAGGTTAGAAAACACACCAAAAATCTTGAAAATATAATTACATTTCAAAACCTACTTGTTGAGGCGAAGTCACTTATCGTGGCAAAACTCAACTCTGTCAAACAGATGACTGACACATTCATTCGCACTGCAAACGGTTATAAGATAACCAACCCAGAGGGATATGTCGCTATAGACCGTGTAGAGGGAAATGCGGTCAAACTCGTTGACCGCATGGAGTTCTCATTCAACAACTTCACTGCTATCAAAGCGTGGGATCGTTAACCGTACTTAAACTCTTGCCCTGCTGCTGCATCCAACTGTTGCATAATCTCTTCTGTAAAGAACTTCTCAGGGTCATTGTTTATGGTCTTACCAAATGTCTTAGTTCCATCAGGTAACTCAATACGAGTACTAACCGATTTGAAGATACCATACTTCAATGCAAGGTCAAGCAGACCGTAATACCTATCCAGACCTTTGCTGTAAGACAGACGCACGTCTACCATCTTGTTCTCTACGGTCAACCGTGACTTGTGGTTCTTACAGTGAATGATATTACCCACCACTTCAGTGCCGTCCTTATCTTTCTTCTTAGACAGATAGACGATAGAAGACGCTGCATACTTCAGTCCAGAACCACCACCCATCTCTTTCGTGGGGAACATAGACCCAACTACATCATAGGTATGATTGGTCACCACCATAGGAACCTTTGCCTTACCTAGTTTCAATGTCAGAACACGAAACGCTGCCTTGAGAACTTGTGCGCGAGTCATATCGCGTGTCTCTTTACCATCTGCTGTGTCCTCTACTTCTTTGGTCGTAGACAACATACCCAGAGAGTCAAGACAAAGCATCATCTGTGGACGTTCACCTTCTGGTTTTGATAGATGGTCATCCAGAACACGAATCGCCTGTGTACGAAACTCTTGCACAGTAGTGACGGGCATAATCACCATACGCTTAGGGTCAATACCACGGTCAACAATCATTTGTTTCGTGATAGCACTTTCACTCTCAAAATACAACACACCAGCGTTAGGGTTCTTCTCTAGGAAGTTTTTAACCATACCAAGGACAAAGAAGGTTTTCCCTGTCGCTGACTCTCCCGCAATCGCAACCACTTTGTTTTGTGGCATACCACCGTAGATACTACCTGATAATAGCGCATTGAAGATATAACTCCCAGTGTCAACAAAAGAGTCAACATCTCCCGCCTCTACTCCGTCCTCTACTAACGCTGCATACTCATTTCCTGCTGCCTTAATCGCATCCTGTAAAAAATTATTACTCATCCGTACCTCCTTTAAAAATCAATGTCTCATCCTCCATTCTCTGGTCAATGATATCAACGAGGATATCACCAATCAGTTGAAAAAACTCCTCGTCAAACTGGTCACGAGGAATGTTGTTGTTGTCTTCTATGTTATAGTCAAACGAGAGTTGTGCAAACCCATCTGATGTGGGTTCTGGCACACTGATGCGACCATATGAATAAATCACACCAGCAAATTTATGATTACCTCGTAAGAGAATGGACGCTTGTGCGTCACCTTCTCGCGATACGTAATCCCATGTTTCTGGATCAATTTTCATCCCATACCCTCTCTAATACATGATATGACGTGTTAGTTAACCTTACGGGGTCATACCTATCTGGTGGTCGTTTCCACCATACCCAAGCGACTGACACTCTATTACCTTTGTACTCTTGCACCCTATGTGTAAGAGTCGCATCAAAACACACTAGACGATTAACTTTAGGTGCGATAGTCTTGTTGATTCGCCAGTCATCATTACCAACCTCAAGCAAACCACCACTATCTGGTTCTCTCATGTAGTATAGAAACGTGTACTCTGGTAACTCGTTTGTGGGCCATTTATCGTTATAAGATAGGATGTCACTATGCCACTTTGGGTTCTTAGGTCTCACGTTATACCATGCAGTTGCACCATGTGCTCTATCTTCCAAGAGATGTTTACTAGACATGACTAAATTAATTAGTGGATTATTACCTTTATACTCCCACCCAATCCAATGCACCTTTGCATACTCAATCTCTAATTGGTTAAGTTTGTCAAGGTCACCATCACTTAACCATGAATCCATAATCATCATACTTTCCACCCCTCACCAAAGTCAGTTCTGTCAAACACGGGTTCGTTAAATGTGTCTTCTTTTTGATTGCTGTCAACGAGGTCAGTCTGTTCACTCTCCTCTAAATCATGCAGTCTCATTTTTGCACGGTCAATACCCACAACAAACCTTTTATTAATCGTAGGGTCATTATATCGGTTCTTCAACTGTTTGACTGCAATCTGGTTTCGCTCTTCAAGTTCCTCACTAGAAATAAGCGCAAACATGAGGTCAGCAGTAGCAGGGAGACCAAAACTCTCCGATGTGTCTTCCAAACCAACATCTGTATTGGAGTACCCGCTCCTTGTTGTCTGTGTTGCCGACATAATCGGGACGTTTGTCTCAACAGCGAGTCCCCTAAGTTCCTCTGCAATCGACTTAATATACATGTACGAGTTAACATTTGCCGCTCCTTTAAATCTACTGGATGCACAGATGTTCAGATAGTCAATAAAGATAATATCTGGTTTAAATGACTTCTTGACTGCAAGTTCCTTAATAAGACCGCGAAAGTGTCCAGAGTGTGCAGATGCAGTTGGATATTCCTTGATAACAATCTGTCCTGTAGTGTTCTTGATAATCTTGTTAATCTTATCGTCATACATCTGCTTTGGTAGACTATGTAGGTCTTCCATAGAGATGTTCATGAGGTTCGCATCTATGCGCTCTGCGATACGTTCCTCTGCCATCTCCATAGAGATATACAATACATTCTTACCTTGGTTCATACAGTTCGCTGCCATGTGACACATGAACAGAGACTTACCCACACCAGTTCCCGCGAGGGCAATGTTTAGTGTCTTGGGTGGCAGACCACCCTTGGTTATTCGATTGAAGAAATCAAGATCGAATGGTATTTTTTCTTCTACAGTGTGGTAAAATTCAAATCGGGACTCTGCATCCAAAAGATAATCATGGCCAACGCTATTGTCAAAACCCACAGAAAGGGCATCTGTGAGAATGTTAGGGATAGCATCAACATTTCTATTCTTATCTTTTCCATCAATGATTTGTATACCTTCAACAATCGCATTATACACCGCCTTATCTTTACAAAATTTCTCTGTAGTTTCGACCAACCACTCTAGATTTGCATCATCGTCTTTCTCAAGACTTTTGATTACATCAATCACCGATTTCACATCTTGCTCGTTTAAATCACGGCGGTTGTCAATTTCTATCTCAATAGAGGTCTTGTTTGGTAGAGAGTTGTATTTCTCTACAAACTTCTGTATCTCCTCAAATACAATACGTTCACTACGGTCAGAGAAGTAGTCCCTCTTCATGTGAGGGAGAACTTTCCTTGCATAGTCTTCGTTTGTAATTAATTCAGAGAGTGCTGTTCTTTCAATCGTCTGCATCTAGTTTGTACTCATAATTATCAGTTTCTTCATTCTCTCTCAACAAGAATGCACCATTTCTCAGGTGAAATTTTTTTGCCATCGCTGTTTTTGGTGACAGTGTGACTAACCTTATGAAGTCATTCTCTATCGCCCAATCTCGTAACTCAAATATCAAGTCTCTACCCGCGCCAGGGGCATAAGACCACACGGTATACGCAACACATATGCGTCCTCTTGGATATGAGTAAAAGACTAAATCTTGCACCTTCTCAGGGACTTCGTAATTGTATGCACAACACACAATAGCATCAGGTTTGTCCTCACCAATGTAAAATATCTCACCGACATGTTTACGAAACGAATACGACAATGAAGGACGAACTGGATCGTCCTCCACATACGAGGGAGTTTTCAGTACTTTTATCAATGCATTCTCCGTGCCTTTCTAAGTAACGCCTGTAACACGTTACCCCAGTATCTTATCCCCCATTCACAACCTGTGGTCTCACATACTTGGAAAGCGGTCTCTGCATTCTTTATTAAACGCTCTATGTTCATTCTCTTGTAACCTCTCGACCATATTACCAAACAAACTAAATATTTCTTTTACCTTTGCAGATTTGTCTGCGCGAGGTATACAAAGAGTTTCAGTGGCAGTATCTTGGGAAATGACTACTCTCGCTTGTTCCATACAAGTTTTCATGTCCGGCATATTTATATTATACTCGGACCCTGTTACGGTCATCACAACCAATAGTGCCTTTATCATACTACACTCCATCCTGTAGGTTCACACTTATACTTAGTGGTTCCAATCAAAACCATGTCACCAACACTGGTGCTCCGACATGCGCCACCACCAAACATTTTGGTCACACCCTCGTTGTTCCACCAAGGTCTCTCAATTGTGTTCGTCTTCATGAACGCGGTTTCCAACTTTTCAGTATCAGTCAACTTCTTTTCAACAGACACAAATGCAACAGTCGTAGGAGCGTCCTCGTAGGCAGCGTGTATCACTACAACATCCTCACACAAAAGGTTCTTCGTTAATGCATCAATTTTACTCATTACACAATCTCCGCAGGTTTGTTCCACTCACCAATCTTGATACTGTTGTACCAAGCGGTATCGAAATAGTCAGTCATGGCATCACTATTGTCATACCACTTCGTACCCTTCATGGCAGCAAGCAACTTGGTCAGGAACTTCTTAGCAGTTCCTTCGTAATGCGAATCAATGTGGTAGACATTAACATCACCACCACCAAGGGACCAAGAAATCTCTTCCGCTTTGAAGAGTCCAGCAGGAATCTTCCGAAGGGTCACAACCAGAGTGCTGTGATGGTTGACCTTGATGGTTCCCTTTACACCGTATTCGGCAAGAACCTTCTTGATTGCAGGGGCAAGTTCTTTCTTTGTCTCTTTACTCACATATGCCATTTCGTAATTCCTTTCTCTTGACTATACTCATAGTATACGACATCTAAGAAGATTTGTCAACAGTTTTTTTTCATAAAAGTGCGGTATATTCAAAAGAATCACCAACCAACTCTTTAAACTTATCAAGTGCCTCATTATAAGAAGAGTCAAATACCTCACACTCTTTGTAGTATTTGTTCTTAACGACCTCAATCTCGTATTTGTAGTTTCCACTATTCCAGAGATACATCGGCGTTACATCATCCAAAGAACTATAACCTTTTGCAATCAAATTCATTATATAATCTCCACTATTTCAAAGTTTTTTTCATCTAACCATCTCCACTCACCCGTCTTGACTGACTTGACAGGAGGGAGAGTTGGTTTGTTTGACATAGACACAACACCTGGCGGCAACTCTAGAACTTCCCAGAGTTCACCGTGTTCACGGATACGGTTCTTACCGTGTCCAGTAATTCCTTTCAGTTTTATCATTTCTATTTTCTCTCTCTTGACTATGTTTATAGAATACACTATGGAGTAACATCTGTCAAATAAAAAACGCCCCGAAGGACGTTTTTTTTAAAAATTTACGGAAGGTGTGATATTTTTATCACTTTTTATAGACTAACTTTTGTAACGTCATAGTCGAATGGTCTACCACAACGTCTACATGCGTTTATGATACCCCATTTTTTGGTGTTCATCATTTTAAAGTCACAACGGAAGATGATACACGCTAACCTTCTCATTGTGGTCTAGAAACCTTTGGGCATTCTTGTAATACCCCGATCTTTCATCTGTTGCATGACCCACTGTTTTGCAAGGGGACTCTTCACCTTCTTTCGTAAGAGTCCCTTAATTTGTTTGAACACCTTCACGAACACATCCTCACCAGCATCATTATTATCAACCACAACAAAGTTCTCTCTAAAGTGCTGACTGAATTTACCTATGTTGGACTGCACATCATTCCATGATTTGACAACGATGGACTCTGGAACAGAACGTGCTCGTTCTGCGTTTCGTTGTAGTGCGGTGTCAAGAGAGGTGTTCACAAAAATCATGTGTGTGTCGTATCCCAACTGTCTTAGGTCTTTGGACTGACTTGCAATCTTATCATAATCTCTGCCAGTGCCATCTATAATAAGTCCAATGCGACCTTCGACATAATTATCTCGACGGGATTTTGTAATTTCCTTCGCTCGACTACGAACCATGTCTCTTGGTTCCTTTTCCTCTGGAGGCATCTTGAGTGACAGATTTGCATCCTTGAGTAACTTCTCAAATGCGTCATCTGAGTTTACCACCTTTAAACCAGTTCCACCAGTGGTTTTCCTGACAACGTATGACTTACCGCTGCCAGGACCACCCGCCAGGAAAAATGCTTTAAATATGTTGGGGTCTTGCAACCCCTCCTGTAAGTCGTTGAATTGCTTCATCGTGCATTTGCCCTTTTCTATATCCTGCCATCTCTACGATGTATTTATCATTATCCGAAAGTGGTTGTAATCCTACCTTGCGTTCCTGTCGTTGAAAGTTCAATTTCTTAATGCGATTCTTGGTCTTTGCCATTTTATCTTCCTTTCGCTGTTTATGTTTGGATATAGATTTTTTTGTGATGGGCCTCTCCTTTCTTGTTAGTTTTGATTAAACCTCTATAGAGTATAGATCAGTCTCTACCTCTGGACGAGTGTCATCAACTATCTCTGGGTTAAATGCAGAGGGTAACTCAAATGTGAGTGAATCTTTTACACCCTCAACAAGCATTGTATGAGATTTAGTTGATGGACCCGAAAAATCATGTCTAATTCTTACCACTAAAAACTTACCTCTGTATATCTTGTCAAAGTCTTCATTTTTCTCTGTCTTGGTAGACGCTGTGTATGGCAAGTTGATATCCACAACATCACCCGCGTTGACAAATGTATTACCATGAACTTTTAACTTTACTGTATACCCTCTCTTGAGTTGGTCAATATTTGAGTTTCTATTCTGAACTCTTTGAGTTGGTATGTTGGGCGAGTAAGGAAACTCACCAAATTCATTCTGTTGGTTTTTGTCAGAAAGAACACCACTTACGGGTTGCACATAAGTTCTTGCAGGGAAATCTGATATTCTCTCTTTTGAGTTAGTTATCTCAGAGGCACTTACTATGGCGTAATCCTCCACTTCTTCTCCGTTAAATCTAGCATTAGTCGATTCAATATGATTATCCTTTGAAAACTGCTCTAGATAGTTATATGTATACTTTCGGTATCTTTTACTAACCGCATCATGAGTATACAGAACTGACCCATATGTTCCCATCCTGTGTGCATTTAGGGAGTCCTGAGTACTCACGATGTTTTGCTCAAGTATGACAGAAAAATCTGCCTCTACATTCGAGGCACCTTTTTTTGAATTAGTCCCCACAACAAATGACCTATACTCCATAGAACTAGGTTGTGCGTACATACTTGCAAGTGACCTAAAGTTAAACCCTCTTGGTGTTTCAAAGTTTAAATAGGTTGCATCACTAAACTTTTCAGATATCGCACTGCTCATGAGTTCTTGAACTAGTTCAAATGGTCTTTTGTTGGGGGATGCAATCTTCCTAATTCCCGAACTAGGTTCAATAAACAGTTTCTTTTTCGTATCAAGGTTATTCTCATAGATACCTTTTACTATATCTGATTCTGTGCCAACAAGGGATTGTAACACCTTTGTTCTCTGGTCAATCATCAACTCTCTAGATACAAAGGACAGATTATACCCCTGTACTCCCGAACCCAAATCTAACCTACCAGATACTTTGTTTACCAAAAATTTTTTACTTTCGGTGAAGTCCATGATAAAATTTTCTTGCGACAACGATGCAGTTGCAAGTTTGAGAATAAGATATTCTTGACCAATCAATGGGAGCATTGATGATAGATTGACTGAATCTTGTACAACCATGACTCCAGATATGGTAAATCTAAAAATGTCCTCGAATAGTGTGAGGGACAACAATGACAACGTGAGGTCTACCTCAGTACCATTCATTGATACTATTTTTGCCTCTTGTAGTTCGTATTGTCCGGCGCGAAGTAGTCCCGCCACTATAGTACACTCCTGCTCATTAGGTTCTCAAATTCATTTACAAAATCTTCAATATACGCTGGGTCAAGTAATTTTACCTGTCTTAACCCATCTTGCAGTTCTTGCTCATACTCTCTGTTGGTGATGGTTGTAAGGTCTGCCTCTGAGTATCCTGTCGTATCTGTCCCAATGTTAATCCTAATCGTGGTATCACCAGAGGTCTGTGAGACCTCGTAATGATGCACACCATCCACGTTAGTATATTTGTCATTTAGGTGTGCGAGGAATTGTCTTGTACTCATGGGCCATTGATGATAACGGTCAACCACGTCATTCATCAGTAGGATAACCCAATGCAACTCTGGGTCACCATACAGTTTGTGTGCAATCATCTCAGGGGTTTCACCATTCTTCACATCATATGTATCGAAGAATGCAGTATTTTGAGATATCTTCACGCGAGTAGCGACTCTCTTTAAAAGATTAGTGACCGTTTTGAAGTCATCATTTCCAGATGAATCGTATGGGATACGAGGAAAACTTGTAAAATACATGACTAATATCCTTCCTCAATCCTATCACGGTACATAATTTCAATCTCTGAGAATCCAAGTGTGAGAGATGTTCTTTGGGGCGGAGGTGAACCTGATGCATCTGGTTCATATGCCGTATACCTGTCACCACCATAAGACACCTGTACACTCTTTAAGTAAGAGGTTCCTATCTTGTTTAGATATTGGTTCTCCTGTTCCCTGTACATATAGTTTATATCGAACACATCAGGTATTGTTAACTCTCTCACAGACTCAGTTTTTCCAAAGACCGTTGTGCTAGTCTGTGGTGCCATGTGTATCTTAAACAACTTGACAATTTCTTTAACCTGTTGCGCCTCTGCTGCACTTTTAGGAATGAAAATAAAAGAGAATTCAAACTCCCTTCTCCCTACACCTTCAAACATAAGTTCCATTCTAGGTGCAACAACTTTACCTCTTTCAAGAGCAACCAATGCTTTTGCCCCTGGCGCAACTGTGTCGAGGACACCAAGTCCCGCTGCTTTTCCCGCTGCGAGTGCTGCATCACCTGATGCTCTAAAGAAGTCTCCGAAAGAAGTTGACCCTGGCCCAAATAACCCCTGATATGCTTTCATACCAGTTTCCGCACCAAGACCAATCTCTTGCTCTGCATAGGACGCACCGTATGAGACACTTACCTGTGGTGGCATGTATAGAGCAATCGACTGCACAAGTTGAGTAGATGGTCTAGTTTTCATAGTAAGAGTTTTTTGACTGCCCCTGCTCTTTTGAATATTTGCCTGTTGCATCTCCTTTTGTTTTGACTCACCCAATCTATCTATGAAATTAGAACTGACTAAACTTGCATTTTTACCCCCCATGCTCTTAACCAACTTATCAATATGTGATTTTTGAGATGCTGTTGGTTTGTTAGAAATTTTGCCTGGCTCATTCCTTCTGATTCCAAATAAGATGTAGTGTCCCTGCATGGGGTCTACTGCAACATCATCTGGATATGAAAGTATTGGGGATTGTCTTGACATCACACCCAGCGAACCAAATGCGTTTGTGGGGTTTACACCTTTTAACCCTGCTGCAACACCTTGAACAGCAGAAGATATCGTCCTGTTTGCGATACTGGTTGCGGCACCTTGTGCGATGTTTACAAATGCGTCTCTGAGTGCCATGTCTAAATATCCTTATACACTTTTTACTATTTATAACAAATGTCATACAAAGGTCGATACACACCAGCGAACCCTAAAAAATATAAAGGTAATTCGCGCAACATAGTCTACCGCTCTCTATGGGAACGGAAGTTCATGGTGTATTGTGACACCAGTAAAAACATTCTAGAGTGGGGTAGTGAAGAGATCATTATACCCTATTTATCCCCTTGGGATGGTCGCATCCACAGATATTTTCCAGATTTTTACATCAAAGTCAAACAGCATGACGGTGGTGTAAAGAAAATGATTATAGAGGTAAAACCCAAAATACAGTGCAAACCACCTAAACAACCCAAGCGAAAGACCCAGAAGTATCTGAATGAGGTAAAAACATGGGGTATCAATTCTGCGAAGTGGAAATATGCGAATGAATGGTGTATAGATAGAGGTCTAGAGTTTAAAATTTTAACTGAAGACGAATTGGGTATCTCTTATAAATAATATCATGGCAGAGAGTAAATATATTCAGTCCGTAAAACAAGCAGCGATGGACCGCCCACGTTCTACTGATTGGTATAAAAATAAAATAAAAGAGTTTGGTACACCCAGTGCGTTAGACTTAATTCGTGACGGTAAACAGGCAACACGTCCGTTTTTTGGTAGGTTAAACATGTTTATATATGACCCCAAGTTTAAGAAAACACTACCATACTATGACACGTTTCCTTTAGTCCTGCCCATTGAAAATTATCCAGATGGATTTTTGGGTGTGAATCTTCACTACCTACCAATCCCCTTGCGAATTAGATTACTTGATAGACTTGTAGACTTTTCAAACAACACAAAATTTGATGAGTCAACAACACTGGACGTTGATTACTCTGGTCTTAAAAGTATAAGATTGGTTAAACCAACCATTCACAAATATCTCGCTGGTCAGGTCAAGTCACGATTCCGTAGAATTAATGCAGACGAATTTACTATCGCAACACTGCTCCCCGTACAACGGTTTAAGAAGGCAGGAGTAAGTGAAGTATGGAAAGACTCTAGGAGTATGATCTGATGGCAGTAGGACAAAACTTTTTTGAGGGGACCGCGATTGGTGTTCTCAATGATGTTATATCTGCATTTCATTCAAACGAGGGATATGCATCACCAAACCGATATGAGGTGAATTTATTTGGTCCCTCTGGTAGACAGGTTGGTGGTGGGTCATCTTTGCAGAACGCATCTGCTGGCACAGAGTCACTTTTGAGTGCAAGAGATATTTCACTACGTTGCGAGACCGTGACCCTGCCGGGCGTTAATCTGGCAACTGCACAAGACACTAACATCTATGGTCCTACCAGAGACGTAGTTGAGGGTGTAACCTATGCAGAAGAGGTCGCTATGACATTCCAAGCAAGTAATGATTTGCAAGAGAGGGTATTCTTTGAGCGGTGGCAAAAGAGTGCGTATAATCCACAGACGTGGAACGTAGGATATTATAAAGATTATGTTGGGTCAGTAGAAATTTACCTTTTGGACCAACAGAACCAGAGAAGATACGGATTGAAGTTGTGGGATGCATTTCCTAAAAGTATCAATGGGATTGATTTAAACTACGGGGCCGCTAATGAAAACATAAAGATTGGGGTCAACATGTCATTTCGATATTGGACACCACTTGACATAAATGAAACCTCACCAAACATATTCAACAAAATTATCGACACGGTTGCAACTGGCGTTGAAAGACAGATACTAAGTAATGTACCGAAAGTGCTTAGGAGACTATAAAGGATGAAACATTATGGCATTACCAAAACTACAGACACCAGAGTATGAACTGGTTTTACCCTCAACACAGGAGACAATTAAATATAGACCATTTTTAGTAAAAGAAGAAAAGATACTACTACTCGCAATGGAGAGTGAGGACAACAAGCAAATAAACGAATCAATAGGTAAAATTATTAAGGAGTGTACGTTTGGTGAACTTAACGCGAAGACACTACCTGTATTTGATTTGGAGTATGCGTTCTTACAAATTCGGTCCAAGTCAGTAGGAGAGACAGTGGATGTTACTGTTACGTGCCCAGATGATGAAAAGACAAAAGTTGATGTTAAAGTAGATTTGACTGAAGTTGGTGTGCAGATGAGTGTTGGTCACAGTAACATTATTGAACTGACGGATGATATTAAAATGATTATGTCGTATCCTACTCTGTATAGTTCGACTGCGAATGAGGGTGATTCGGATACAGAGATGGTCTTTAAGTTGATGCAAGGTTGCATCTCTGAGATACATTTTGGTGAGGACATATATCGTGATGTGGATATTACAAAGAAGGAGTTGGATGAGTTTTTTGATAGTTTGACATCTGAAATGTTGGCGAAAGTTCAAGAGTTTTTTGAGACTATGCCAAAACTTAGACATATCATTGATGTCAAGAATCCAAAGACTAAGAAAAAGAATGAAGTGATGTTGGAGGGACTAGGTGATTTTTTTTCTTAACCATGGCTCATATCTCAGTGAAGATGTACTATGAGTTGAACTGGAACATGATGTTTCACCATCACTTTAGTCTGACAGAGATAGAAAACATGATGCCGTGGGAGAGAGAAATTTATACTGGTTTGACTATGAAATACCTTGAGGAAGAACACGAAAGAATTCAAAAGGAACAGAGGAGTTTAAACACCAATGGCTGATGAAGCAAAACAATTTGCCCTCGCAGTGAAAGCGTTTTCCAATGCGAACAAAGAAAGTTCTACCCTTGCCGCTGCAACATTCGGCAAGGATGGTACTATTGGAAAAGGTGTTGATAAATTAGTTACCCGTCTCAATCTTCAGTTTGCCGCAGATGCTGCCGTGAAAACGAAAAACTTTTTGATGGACCGAAAGATGAGAAGGCAAGAGATGAAGATGCTCCGTGATCGTCTTGGTCTCACTAAACAAGATTTCAAGGTGATGATGACCACGAAAAGGAACAATGATGCGTTTAAAACTATGCAAGAATCTCTTTCAACGGCAGCGCAAAACTTACTGGGGTTTGATGCAAACTTCGTGGGGGATATGATGAGTCAACAGTTAAAAGATGCTGATGGCAAATTTATTTCTCTCGAAACTGCAATAGAAAATAATATGGAAAAATTAAACAGCACGATGGATGCAAACAATTTCCTACAAGAGAGAAGTCTGAATATAGGTAAAAGGACTCAGCAGAATAGAGCGAAAGCAGAGGAAGAACAAGCAGAGGCGAATGCAAAGGAAGAGAAGAGAACATCTTTATTTGAGTCTATGGTAGAGGGCATAGGCACCCTCAACAAGAGTTTCATGGCGGGAATGAAGAAGACAGGTAAGTTTGCATTCGCGGGACTAATCGCTTTAATTGCTGCACCAGTTATTGCTCTTGCAAATTTCTTCGGACAACTTGCAGTTGAGTTTGCGTACTTAGGTAGACTCGCGAAAGGGGGTCTAAAGAAATTATTTAAACCTTTTGCTGCACTCCTTAAATTTTTCCCAAGTCTCAACGCATTTTTGATAAGTACAGGTACGTCTATCAAAGCAGCAGCGAAGGTTATGGCACCCCAAAATTTAGGTAAAAACATCAAGTCCGTGGTGACCACACTTAAAAATTTCTTCGCACCTGTAACTAGATTCTTCTCAACGATTGCAGCGAATGTCACTGCATTCGTTAAAGCGTCCCAGACTGCATCCACCATCTTAAAATTTGCAGCAGGGTTTGGTACAGTTCTTGGTAAACTTTTTCTGCCTCTGACTGTTGTCATGAGTGCGTTTGATTTTATTACTGGTTTTATAGATGGTTTTCAGAGTGAAGAGGGTAGTACGGGAGAAAAAATATTTGCTGGTTTTAAAGGTGGATTTCAAAAGTTGTTCAAAAACTTAATAGGTCTTCCACTCAAGTTGTTGACAAATGGTGTCGCATTTATCGCTGGACTATTTGGTTTTGATAATGCGAAAAAAGATTTGAATGAGTTTGCAGATAAAATACCTAAGTTTATTTCTGACCTTGTTGGGGCACCCTTTGACTTTATTAAGAAGATATTTGATTTTGATTTTGTCGGGTACATCCAAAAGAACTTTCCAACAGTTTCAAAAGTACTTGGATTGCAGACAAAGGAACAAGAACGAGCAGAAAAAATTGCTGACTTAGAAAAAAGTGTTGCAAGACGTGGGAGGTCGATAGGTCGCCTACAGGAACAAGCGGAGACACAGGGTAGGTTTGAATCTGATAGGATGCAACAAAGACAGGTTGAGAGATTTAATCAGGCACAAAAGGCACTTGATGCTGAAAGAGCAGAACTCGCTACACTTAGAGCACAACAGGCAGCGGCCGCTGGAGGTGGTTCCACAGCGATTGATAACTCAAGGTCAGAAACTTCTGTGAGGTCAGAGAATGTTATGATGACTAACACTGCGATTGCCATTCCATACTAGAATAAAAAAGGGGAGAACCGCGTTCTCCCCTTTCTGTTGCCATAGGTTAGTTACTCACTAGCGAGTTTCTCAAAATAAGAAAAGGTATCATCCTCATCATTATCTGTTACTGACACAGTAGGTTCTGGCGCATCAACAGTCTTAGTATCTACCGTTACGGTTTCAACTGGTGTGTCAATCACATCCTCTACTGTACCGACTGTCACAGTTCCAGCAAGAACTGCATCCAGACGGGTCTTGAGTTCGTCATACGACTTGAAGTTGGATGGTGCAGTGAAGTCTGCGAGTGAATACTCAGTCTTCCACAACGCCTCAATCTCCTCATCATTATCGAACAGTGCAGATGGGTCTGCGAACTCTGACTTATCATAGTTCCAGTATCCGTCTACCTTGCGAAGTTTCAACTTGAAGTTCGCACCTTCCCAGAAGTCGAAGGGATTGACAGGGGTTTCATCTTGGAATGCGGGTTGCATTGCCTCCATGATCTTGTCAAAGATTTTCTTACCATAACGATAGAGGAAAACCTTACCCTCGTTCTGAGGATTTGCAGGGTCTTCTACAACATAGATGTTGGAGTAGTACTGCAACTTCCGCTTCTGCTTACGTGCAACCTCTTTGTCAGACTCTACACCTGAGTTCCAGAGTTTAGAGTTGTACTCTGACACAGGGTCATTCTGACCCACAGTGGTGAGAGAGTTTTCAATATACCACTGACCCGTTGGACCTTGAAATGCATGGTTCCATAGTTTTGCCCAAGGCATGTCCTCACCCTCTGGTGCGGGAAGGAAACGAATGACTGCATATCCGTTACCAGACTTATCCATAACTGGTTTCCAGAGACGTTCATCAACGTAAGACTTCTTTGCGAGAGGTTCAGACTCTTTCTGGGCAGCACCCAGCAGCGAGTCAAGACTGTTCTGTTTTTTCAATGTCGCAAGTGACATATCTTTCTCCTTATGTTATCGTATGTTTCGTATGTTACAATATTTTTAATGTATCACAAAAGTCTGTTTTAGTCAAGTATCTTACGTTGTTGTTTTTAACGTTAGTTACCTCACCTTTACGATGTATAGCGTCCACCCAATAGAATTGTGTTTTACTATATTCCGTAAAAACAGTTTGCATCTGGTTCACCCAATTCGTAGGATTAAAACCTTTTGCATCACCTGACAGATAATTATCTGTCCCTTTATATATGTTGTTCAACGGTTCATCATATGATGATAGGTCAAACCCCACTATATAAACTTCATTCGCACCCTCTTGACAAGCAAGGTGTAGTGCGGTATTACCAGCAGACCACCCAACAGGGTAGTCAATACTATTTATTCCATCATCGTCTTTGACGTATGTAATCCAAACCCCAACGTCTTTCTCCATCTTATTACGAAGGTCTACCATGTCTAGGTCTGGATTCATCTTCATGGCAACCTCAATCTTCTCCTGTAATGTAACAGGGTCTTTACCTGAGATGACACATTGCTCTGTGTGGTTGCCCACCCTCTCTGTTTTGTGAATGAACGACTCTGGTATGTCATATCCCATGAACATCATATCTGCGATCTCGGCAGGGACAGGACTCCAGTTTGTAAAATGAAACCTCATCGTGTCACCAGTAGTGAACTGACCCTCTAATAAATCAGAGGTGTAAATCTCTTGTTGCATGGGGTAGTCCACTGCAACTAAATTATCCACCCACATATCACGATAGATTGCATTGCACCCCCAAGTAACTACGTCCTTATCATGTCTATCAAAAGTAAGAACGTTATCTGCCCACTTTCTAGACTCCCCGTTACCAAATACGACTGCTTTAGTCATGCGTTACAAAATCCTGTATCATGGGAAATATGGGTGCGATTTCCCAAGCACATGCCTTGGCAACATCGATGTGTTCTTTTTGTGTCCCATGTCCACTACGAAGTTCAATAAAATGCACCCATGAACGAAGAGTGCCGTTTACATACAGGCGAGACATGGTAAGTCCCTCTGGTAACACTGCTCTTGCCTGTTCTTTTGCGATACCCTTATCAATCGCCCAGTTGTAAACCTCTTTTGATTTTTCTATCACTTCTTGCTGTTTCATATCCCACTCATCTTGGATGCCATGTGGTGTGGTATCAGTTGAGTTTTGTCTGTTCTTTGGGTCTTGCATTCTTGCACCACGCCGAACAAACTGAAGTTCTTTCACAGGGTTAGCATATCGTTGACTAAACTCTTGAAATGAGAACGAGCGGTGACGTAGTATCTGTCTTGCAATATCTCGCGTTGTCTCAACCTCAAGACATGCACTAACCATCTCCAGTGGTGACCAGTGTTTATGTTTGATGAGATACTTCAACAACTTTTCGGCGGTGTCTTTGTTCCTCTGGTTTGATGGATTGGAGATACGAGCACAGTATGCAATTAAATCTTGTGCATCATCTCCACCAACAAATCCCCCAGCGGGTATCTGTGAGTATGATATAAGTTTTGCTGTCATCTAAGAATGGTGCCGCCGGAAGGAGTCGAACCCTCGACCTACTGATTACAAATCAGTCGCTCTACCGACTGAGCTACAGCGGCACATCTCCCTACCTACGGTGGTTACGGTTATGTCGGCGGTTGTTGCGCGACATTGCGAGTTCTTTTACTCGCTTTGAGAGTTCGTCATTACTCTTGACGAGTTCTGCATTATCCCACTGTAACGCTTTTACAGTGTTTTCCAAATCGGCAACTTTTGCCTCAAAGAAACCTTCAACACGTTCCATCTCTGGACTCCTCTATAAGATTTAATAATTTCATTTTATACTTGTTCTTGTCAATTGTCAAGAACCTTTTGTAATCATTCATGAATTTTTTTAAATCAGGCCATATAACATCGTCTCCCAATAATTTATCCCACCTGTCTACGTATGATACCAACTCATCTAAAATTACCAGTGTCTCAATTGATACACGTCCACCTAAAAACTCCTTGAGAAGTTTTGGATGGTTGTGCTTCTTCACCTCAAAGAGCGGTTCAAAATCTTTTACGAGTGGTTGCATCTCAACCACGAACATGTCAAAGAAACTGCTTCGTTTTAGTTTCCAAGACTCATAGTTCTCATCACTGAAGTTAGCAACGTAACCCTTTCTATCCTTAACGAAGTTAGACAGGAAGTAGTTTTTAATCTCTTCCTCTGACTTATATTTTTTGGATAGTCGAACAAAGAACCCACGGTCTTTACGTTTATAGAATGTGTCTCTGGATATACGAGTCTTACCCTTGTACTTTACAAAGTCATAGTTTGACTTACCAAAGTGCGCCTTCATTGCACAATACATCAAATATGTGTCAATAGGTTCCATCAGTAAGATACTTTTGGTGGCATCCTAATCTTTTTTTGTTTCTCGTAAAAAGAGTCACACGGTTCACCAGTTGTTACTGGTCCTACCGTGCCATCCTTATTCACTTGTTTTATGTAAAACTTCGCACCAACAGGTAAATCACCAGCATGAATACTCGTTGCGTACTCACCAGTTGGTGCAGGGTTTTGTGTCACAACATGACAACCAACCCATGCAAAGTTCATTGGTCCTTGATTCAATGCGACTTGGCCAGGTGTACATGCACCTAACAAGGTCACTACAGGTATTGCTAGTAACTTTTTCATAATGGTAACTGCGCTCGCTTTGGTAAAAAATTTAACTCTCTTGCGTTTGCCTCAATCTTTTCTCTGAGACTTTTGGATATCAGGTTTCCCACAGTGTCAGGTTCGATACCCTGCCTAAAACAATAATCTAATACTGCTTCCATGTGAGTGATGTTTTTTTCACTTGCAATTTTTTCTATCTCAAGTGAAAAGGTCTTGGCGGTGTTCAATGACAAAATACTCTCCTCAAAAGTTGGGGGGTTGACCATGACCCCCCGCGCATCTTTAGGTGATGACCCCTGCTGCGTCCGAAGTCGATATACAGCAATAAGGTGGGGATATTCTGTTACTAGGAACCCCCGAAACCCTATCCGATTTACGCTGCTAGAGCGTAATCTTGAGATGCAAAATTATCGTTTGCATTTACTAATTTGACCAATAACGCAGTCACCCGACATCTCTCCACTTCTCTATTCCACGCCAGTCGATCCTATTTCGCCCCCCTCATAAAGAGACTACATGCAAAGGTCATCATAATCCACATTGCACTCTCTACGATAGTTTGCCTCAACTGAGTTTTTTGTTCCGAAAAACTTTAAAATTAGTTTTAACACTGCAATCTCCTTATGGTGGAGGCGGGGGGTATTGCACCCCCGTCCTGTACGTCTTTCAATCCGTATCAACAAAATGTAACTATATTTATATCATACAGTAATTACTTTGTCAAGTAACTTATCGGTGTACCCCTAATTTTTTCAACAAAATCAGTAATCTCTAAATTTGTTCCAACGCTAACTATACAGGCAACACCACCAGTAGGCATGTATTCAAGAACTGTCATGGTCTTTTTCTTTTTGTTAATCAATAAAATGCTGCTGGTCCCCGCCTCCTCTGTAGTCCAAGATGCAAAGGGCACTTCTCCAGTGTGATTCGTTATCGTATTGTAGATAGCAACACCATCTCCACAGACCACAGGTTTGGGCATCATTATCCCTTCAATTGTGGGTTGCCCCTCCTCTGCAAAAGAGGGTGTACTAAGCAGCAGTGCTATTAAGAATACTAGATACTTCATTTCGTTCTCTCCATTCTGCAACAGAATCGATTAACGCACCTAGATAATTGTTTTTGTCTTTGATAAATTCTTGAACAGTTCCGTCCTCTGTAACAACGAGGATAACTACTTGCGATATTTCTATCCCTGTTCTCTCTCCGAACATTTCTGCATACGCAGAACCTTGAATGTAATAATTTTCATTCCAATCATCATTGCGTTCTTTAGAAGACGTTTTGAAGTCTATAATGGATGGTATACCTTTATATCCAGCAATACAGTCTACTCGACCCGCTACCTTATATTTATCACTGTATAGTCCTGCTTCCTGTGCATAGATGTTATCTATATTGCACAGAACACTATCCTTTAACTGGTTAAACAGGCAATACGGTAAGAAATTCTTTTTATGTTTCTCAGTATCAAAATCATTATTAAGGTAATCCTCACACATATGATGCACTTTAGTACCGCGTGATGCAGCGGTTCTTGCTACGTAGTTCGCAACCTCATCACCAACACGTTTACGCCATTCATGTAGTCCCTTCTTATTACGAATAGATAAGACTGTTGTAATGGAAGGATACTTGTTACCCTCTGGTGTTTCATATAAACGAACACCATCACTGTTTCTTGCCTTTACGGGTGGCAACTCCACTGGTGTATGATTAAACATTACGCTAACGCTCGCATCCTTTCCACTAATCTATCCGCTCGATTAGTTACTTGACGATACCACGCCGAGTCAACCATCTCGTCTGCTGCTGAATTCCAATCTCTCGCATCCACACCACGTTTCATACCCTTGAATTTACTCAGGCGAGGTCTGCCCAAATTGAACATCATATTCGCAATTATTTGCTGAGCTTCTTCTGGCAAATCTCCGAAATCAGGGTAGAGGGTTTCGCAGTCAGACAGGACTCCCATGATATCTGACTCGAAGGCTTCAATACATCTGGACTCACTGACTGCTGTACCGACCTCCCAACCGTTTTCGGGGTCAGTATCACGGACAAGATGGCCAATGCCGAAAGTAGCATAACCAAGATGATCAAGATATATTTCATGCACAACTCCTTCATCAATTTCTAGTTGTTCTCTAAGTTTTTCTAAATCCATGTTAGTTCTTCCTAAAAGTTATATTGCCAGACACGCTTATTCTATACTCATCTGACTGATTTGGTTCTACTGAGTGTCTCAACCATGCGGGAAACATTATCATACGGCCAGGTATTGGTAACCAATATACTTCCTGTCCATATTCCTCTGGACGTTCACCCTGCCAACCTTTTTCTGGATTCTTTGTGAAAGGTAATTGGACTGCCATTGCTTGTTCGCGAGGGTCTTCAAATGAGAGCATACCACACTTCTCAGGACACTGAACATAGTAGACAAAACTTAGATGAGCGCCAGGATGTGTGTGAGTCTTGTTGTACGAACCCTTCGTATTCACGTTGAACCACATGGCATCAATCTCTGCTGGATAATCTTCATCTATCTTGAGTGCTTCATGAAGGTCATCTGCAAAAGATTGCACTTCCCACTTCAACCCTGTGTGATGTACAAACTCACTCTGCCAACCAAAGATGTTAGATTTTACTACACCTTTCTCTTTAGTCATCTCTAAAATGTCTTTGGACCACTCATCATTTTTCTTTTCGTATTCAACTATGTCTCTGTAGTAGACCATAGTTGGAAAAGACATTTTTCCACCGATTATACCCCTCTGGTCTAGAGCAATATCTTGTGCAAATTTTTCATTTTTGTTCATGATGTATTTGTTTACTCTTCCTTCTCGTAATCTTCAGCAGGGCATCCACATATGGGACAATCCTCTGTGGGTGGTTCATCTCCCTCATGAATATGACCACACTCTGGACAAACATATTTCATCATTCCATCCCCAATCCCATTTTGATCTTATTAATAAGATAGTTACGCACGAACCCAGAACGCACAATATCTCCGATACTAAACTCTGTGCAATTAAACTCCTCCATCTCCTCTAGGATACGCAAGAAATCATGAAGACCATTTTTCTCATTTGTCTTCTGTAAGTCGGTCTGGTCAAAGTCACCACAAAACACGATGCGAGAATCCTGACCAACGCGAGTGATGATTGTGTCCAGTTCGTGAAAGTTCATGTTCTGACATTCATCTACTATAATGATAGAGTTATCAAATGTCAACCCTCTTAGGAAAGAAGTTGATAGAAAAAATAGTGTTCCCTGTCCCTTGAGTCTGTCGTATAGTGTGTTGAACTGTTGCTCATTCTGCATCTCAAACATGAACTGCACCATGTTCTGATACGGCACCTGATACAGCGCAGACTTATCCTCTTCATCGCCAGGCAGAAATCCAATCTCTCTCGTAGGGATAAGAGAGCGCACGATAATAACTCTTTCGTACTTAGTCTTCAAGTCCATGACAGATTGCATTGCAAGATACAAAGAGATAAATGTTTTACCTGTCCCTGCCGCACCAAATAGAAATTGGTTCTGTCCTTTTTTCCATGTATTGAACACGGTTTTTTGACTGTCTGTTATGGGTTTGACTGTTACTAATTGTGATTGATTGATTTCTTTGTTATTTTTTGCCATGATAAAATCCTTAAAAAAAGAGGGGGGCAGTCGGGGGTGATGTGCCCCCCTCTGATACATGGGCGGATTGACTTCCCAGCTTGCGTAGATGCTGTGCATCCCTTGCTGAAGTTTGATTTCTCGCCCGTATCATTTTTATTTATAAGACTCCATGTTTCTTCAACACTTCCCTAGTCTTAATTTCTTTGGTCGTTTTTGTACTGCTCGTCCCATACTTGTCTGCGAGAGGTGTGCCAGGATGTGACTCTGCAATACGTTGCATGTTCTCTGTAAATCCGTTATCTACTTTGGGACCAACACCCATGATATGGTCACCAGCAATTGCAACCGCAACAGGAACTTGGTGAATATGAGGATTAAGTTTTTTATAATTATCAAGTTCTGCCATCGGCATAAACTCTTCGTACTCCTCACATGTAATGGAATCATAAAATCTATATGTGGGCATCAAATAACTCCAATTGAACTGGTCCATATTTTTTTAGGTCTTGGACCTCACTTACCAATTCTATTACCCGCACTTGCAAATCATGTATCTGTTTTTGCATCTGTGCAATTTCATTTTTATACATCTCGTCAGGCACTAACTTTTCCTCTCTCATCCGTCTGCTCATGTAATCCCAATACGGTTCTCTTTCTATTAGATGTCCCACCATTAAACCACTCCGGCACTGGACGCTTAGTCCATCTTGCAAATCTTGACTTCTCTAGTATATAGTAAGTCTGATACGCTGACACGGTATCACCACCCTTACAAGTTTCGGGCATACACTGAGGTGGGTCCGTGAAGGGTGCATCTTTATCAATATTGATCGGAGATATCCTCAGAATCCAACGCAACCGTTCTGTGGCATGATGTTTACCGTATCGGTGTGTATACTCTTTCAGTAGACTGTCAAAGTATCTCCAGTGCCACTGATAATTCATTTCAGATGTACGAGTCCATATGGTGCTGGGATGGTTCTTGTGAACCATCTTGTACATACCACCATGATCTGCTGGTTCATCACCATCAAGAACACGGTGTGCAGTGCAGAGCATTTGTGCGCTCTCCAGTATCATCTTGACAACGTGTTTATCACAAGCGAGTTGAGCAGCAATTTTCGGGTCACGGTCTAGGTAAAAGATATTCATTTCATTTCCTCTGATACATGAAAACAGTTGAACTGCAATCCGTAATATCTATTTTTTTGAACGATAGACCAATTCTTTTCCTTAATCTTTTCTTCACACACCTCTTGTGTCATGAGAGTATTGTCAATCCACTGATTTCCTATGTATTGCCAATCACCCGTAGCAGTCTGTCCCCACATGGAGATGACCATTAAAAATTCTTTTATCATTTTTTCTTCACCACTGGCATCAATAAAATTGATGGTTTAAGTTTGTTCAAATCAAATTCAACTTGTTTTTTTGTTTCCTTTTGTTTTTTTGTTCGTTTCATCTCTCATCCTTTTTCTTCAAATAATCTATACACTCATCCCATGAGTTTACAGTGTAATCAATTTTAGAGTGTTTTTCTTTTACATCTTTGAATGCGTGAAATGTGACATAGACAGCAATGATAACTGCAACGTGACCAAGCATTAATCCACCCCAACCATACGACACCTCATAGATTGATTCAAATGTCAGTACAGAAAATGCTGTACACCATACCGCACTCAGGGTTGTTAAGATTTGTAGTCGCACAGTCTTTGGTAAACTACGCATATCATTTTTAGAGTCGTCAAAAAGGATAGTAGCAACGTCATACATCTTCCATGAAAACTCTCTCCACCAATAACCTACATCATATATCATTCTTTTACCCACCTATAAAAAATATGGTCACCAATTTCAACTGTTTTAGTTTTAGTTTTAGACCATGCAGGCGTAACGTAGTCTGCATGGTAATGAGTTGCACCACCCGTTATGTCATAAAAAGGCATTTTGTTTGACAAGATCGTGTCAGAGATACTTAAAAATTTTTGATAAGTAGTTTTGTCTTTAGGGTTATCAGATAACCCATCACAAAACCATGAGAACTGACAAAGATGTTTAATAGGAATGTTAACGGTTGGGTCTTTCCATGACTTACGAGTTGGACCTTGTTCTATAACTTCACAAATCGTGCTAGGGAACCTCTCATCTTTTACGCGATTAAAAACAACCGCCGTGACTGCCATCCATCCGGCGGTTCCTTGGTTTCTTGCCTCATAGTACATATTCTTTGCGAGACAGGTTGCAGACTCATTATATTGAATTTCAGGTTTATCAGGATTCATTGTGACGACTGCTGCCCAGACCACCAATGCCTCAAGAGGATTCATATTACATATTCCTCTTTGAACTTTTCCAGTAGGTCGCCCTGCATAGCATATGCTTCAATCTCCCAAGGTTCATCCTCATATGCAGTAGTGTCATCATAGACCTTACCCATATACATCTTACGAAATCCATCAAGGTCTTTCATCTTACGAGTAGCACCCTGCCAGACATGAACCATCTCGTGACATATAGTCTCAACTATCTCTTCACCATCAAGTTTTTTGTCAACGTCAATGTAGAAGTCCCGATTGCTTTCACCCTCATAACACCAACCAGCGGCACCTTCTTCCTCTGGAATGTTTTTAAGGTTGACCTCAATCTCAAGAGTTCGCATACGGGGCATCAGTTCACTGATACAGAAGATAACCGCGCTCTCTGCGAGAGCACGTTTCTTCTTTGTGGAACCCATGACATTGATATGATTCATAACTCAACTCCTAGAACATCACCAAAGCGGTGTAACCCATTGTGAAAATTGTAACAACACCAAATATGTCACCAATCATTTTCATGTTATGCTCCTGTCCAATGGATTTCGTAACCACCGTCAAGGACGTTTCCACGAGCAAAGTTCCTAGCAGGAGCGTTCCAACCAGCGGGTTTCAGAATATCACCCAAAGCGAACTTTTTGTCACTGGTAACATTGACGATGAATGCTAACACACCACCATTTTTCTTGTAGATTTTGATGTACTTGCTACCATAATTCTCAGTAAGTTCATCACAATACTCGTTATACATCTTCAGAGCAATTTCTCCACCTTTAAGTGGACCACTTGCCCAATCAGCATAGTCCTCACGCATTGCTCTTTTCATGGTGTTAACACCTTCTATAATGTCGAAGGATTTCTCTTTTACGAACTTAGTCATTGCATTTCCTTTCTCTTGACTATATGTATATACTACTACACTCAGAGAGGTTTGTCAACAAAAAAATGCATTTTTTTTGAACTTTTTTTAGTCTGGAAAAGATGCTGCTCTGGACCCTTGCGGGTAAACTACTCTCTCTTCACCATCATTAATCATGTAATCATCTGTCCAGTTAAACGCGGTTTTAACCACATTTGCAGACAATCCTTTGTAGACCTGATGTAACTTCTTATCCTTTGCAGCAACAAGAAGGTTTGCTTCGTCTTCGTGTAGACCCTCAAGTAGTTGGACAAACATCATCTCACGCTTGTTCTGTGTCAACTGTGGGTTTCCTCCTTTGATGAAGTTATACAACCGTCTTGCTTCACCCGCTAGGATAGTGTGCTCAGTTCCCTCTGGTGAGTCATTAGGTTCAAAAGGGACACTGCCCTCTGGGAGTTGCCACTCAACATTTGGGTCAAACGAGGACTTGATGACCATGCGAAGAGCATCTGTGTTATACTTTTGAAGGTAATCTACCTTCTCCTTCTTTGTTTTCAGTTTTGCAACCTTACTCAAAATCTCTGAGAACAGAGGTGTGTATGTATCGACTGCCATTTTAAAATTCTCCTATAGATTCAACGAGGTTCCTCAACCTCTTTTGTGTAAAATAATTTAGTAGTTTGCTACGGTCACCTTCTGGCGCATCTTGATACTCTCTCAGTATCTTGATGAATAAATCCTCTGGTGACTTAGTGAGATCAATCAGAGTTTCATTTCTCTGAAAGTTTCTCTTGACCTCATCGTTAGGGAGGTCACCATCAATAAACGATGTAATCTTCTTCTTACTCAGTGGTTTCTGTCTTAACCCATCAACAAAAGTATTGTCTGGGGACAACACGTTAGGGACACCATCACTTGAGTCACCTTTCATAACGTGTTCATTTAGATACTCTACTGGGTCAATGCCATTCACATACTTCTTAGTGATGGGACTGTATTGTGTCACGTTACGATACTTCTGCAACTGAATAAAGTCTTTGTCACCAGAGAGGATGAGTGTCTTGCCATTGTCAAACTCCAACTCACCACATAGTGCTGCAATGATATCATCTGCCTCTGCACCATAGACCTCAACAAACTTGTAAGGGAAGAACTCTTTTAATTCTGCTTTGATGGTATTCAAACACTCAAAGATAGCGTTCCAATTTAGATTGGAGTCATCGCGTGTCTTTTTACGATTACGTTTGTAGTTGGGGAAATAGTCTCGCCGCCAGTAGTGTTTCGAGTCATAACAGAGAACCAGTTCTCCATACTCCTCAAAAAACTTGGTGCGATACATACGCACGGAGTTTAGAATCATGTGTCGAACCATGTCAATATCTGGTTCGACCTTCTTGTTCATGTTCAAGTGCATCATCACACTGGCCAGACTAATCTGGTTCATATCAACTAATATCATATCAACCTCTATTTATCGAACACAATCTTTGCGTTAAAACTCATCATTCGTCTCTCTCCCTCACAAGTAAACGGATAGACAAGATGTTTCAACCAAGCAGGGAACACTAAAAACTTACCGACCTCTGGTTGGAACTTAACACTGTCACTTCTGAAGTTATCTACATTTCCAAACGCAAACTCAATCATGCCTTTAGCGGGTGCATGGTCATCTAAATCATCAACCATGTTGTCAGGAACTTTCAAATATATCGCTGCAGAGAAATCTCCCGTGTGAAAATGTATGGGATTAAAGTCCCCTGCATATTGACTGACCACCCAACTCTGTGTCAAATGTATATTCTCAATTGTTGGCACTCCACCATCGTTAGGATTTATTTGAGTGTATCCCACTTGGTTAGTGTAAATACGAGCACGATTTTTTGCCATGTTATATTTCAGATAGTCTAGACACCCCTGCTTCATTATATTTAAAAGATACTCACGGTGTTTCTGTTTTGTAATGGGAACTTGAACTTCATTCCTAACCTTACCTACAAGGTTATTAGAAAAGTCCCATTTCTTAATCTGTTCATCATCAGATAGAATCTCATCTGCCTTCTTGTTGATTAGGTCAACAAATTTCTTTGGCACGGTTGTCTCCATAATCGCTGGAGAGAACGGTTCATGAAACTTCGGGGTCATCTTCTTCCAATTCCTTCATTTCTCTTGCAACCTGTTTTACTAGGTCTGCTCGAATAATAGTTTTTATAGAGTTGTCTGGTTCAACTTCTACATCTGTAAACACGTCGATAAAATCGTGTAACGGATGATTTACTCCCGCATCACGATACAACAGAGACTTTACAAACTCTAATACGACAGCAATATCACGGGAAAAAGATTTCTCACTAATGTCCACGTCATGCTCACCCATTATCTCTGCCATGTCCATAATAAGTTTACGTGAAAAATCCTCACAGAACTGCATCTCCTCCATGAGACGCATCTCTTCCTCACTTGGATTTTTTATTTCTCTTTTTTTCCACGGTCCTCTTATTACGTTTTCGGGGAGTTCGTTTTCTTGGTTCTCCGTCATCCGTGATTATTCCTTTATCTAAATTGTACATCTCTTGGGTGTAAGTTCCAATATCAGGATACCAAACTCCCACGTCACGTTTTGCTGTTCCATCTGACTCATACGCCATTGCAACACATCTTCTTTTAACTTTATGCTCCATATACTCACCATAGAACATATCTACGTAATCACCATCACGTAAGTATTTAACAAGATTACGAACATACCCTTCATGAGTACACTGTCTTGAGTATGCACCTTTCACACCTTGTTTGACTGACCTTCTCTCTGACGCAGCAAGGTCTTTCTGTGTCTTAATCCACAGTTTAACTTTCTTTGGGTGAGCAGGGTGGTCATCTGGAAGATCACGTAAAGTGGGATGAATCCCACTCTGCCCATAATCTGGATTCTTTGATGCTCGTACCTCTCTTGCCTTTGCAAGACGTTCAGACGCAGCACGGCGTTGCTCCTCTGTCATAGGTTTGCGTCTTTTACGAACCTTTTTCTTAGGTTCTACCCAACCACTATTGTCAGTCCTGATTTTTTTAGGCATCAATAACCCTCTTTCTCCATTCTCTTTTTCAAATCACGTTCTGCTCGACGTTTCGCAGCATTCCTCGCCCTACGTCTTTTTTCACCTTTAGTCATGTAGAACTCACGTTCTCGTAGTTCATTAAATACGCCCTCTTCAGTGAGTTTCTTTTTAAGAATCCTCATTGCCTTTTCGACGTTGTTGTTACGAACTTCAACTCGCACTTAGTTTCTCCTCATTTCTGAATATGTTGTTTTATCATGTATGATAACCTCTGCATCAGTTTCAATCCAAAGTTTAGCACCGCACTTTCTTGGTTTATCAGGACTATATATCATTGAACTGGGACCAAGAATGTCTACCCTTGACCCATACAAAGTCTCACCACCAACTTCAACTCGACATACAGGGTTTGACCTACCATGTTTATCGTTTGACTGTTTAAGGTTCTTGTTGATATGGATGATGGTTTTCATCCTCGCCTCATGTTTGCAACTTCCTCTGCCTGTTTCTTACCACGAATGGGCACGGCATTAGATTTATGCATCTGTGCGATACCAATAATCTCAGTGCCAGTGTAAACCTTCTCAGGTTTCTTTGCCATCGTAGGATTGTAGAATTGGTCAGAGTTAGAGGATTTGAACTTCTGACTCTCTGTTGTTGAATTAGCAGATGCACTACCAACCTGTGTCAAACTCCGTTTGGGTTTGGGTTGTTTAGTCTCAGATACACCCATCTTCTTTAAAAACTTTGCGTGTTGACGTTCTGCCTCCAAGAGAGACTTGGACTTCTTTTTCTTTTTGCGCCTCTTCGTATTAGTCGTAGAATAATACGGTGGCAATAGATGCATACTACCCATAAAATTAACAATACATTAGTTGATGAAGTTTGTCAAGACACTTCTTTTTAATAAAGGTAAAGAAGTGCGGTTATAACAACCACCAAGAAAGTTGTGGCAATTAGTGCTAATTGATTCTCGCTCATGACGCTTTTTTGTACTCGCGAAGACTTTTTGCAATAAGTTCTGAAACAGGGACAAGTTCTTTCTCACCATTCTTGTCCAACTCTGTGACAATAAATCCCTCTGACTCCAACATGTCTATGAGACCCTCAATCATAGTTGGAAGGTCATTTCTTCCAGACCATCGACCAAGATAATAGAAACCCGCCATGCAACCAACAGCAATGAGTGAATGTATAATAGGGTCCATAAGTTCCTCTCTATTGTAAGTGTTCTACTACTATAAACTATTTATCTAAGTTTGTCAACCCCCCAAATAAATAAATATTTGTATGATACCCACAGTCAACACTAAAGAACTTGACAACAAATTTAATAACTTATTACATGAGCGTCTATTCTTACAGAAACGAGCAGAGTATCAGGCCGCTCAGATTCGTAAAGATGTAAATATGTTGGCGGGGGTCTCTGTGAACGGTATTACTATA